CCTTTCTGTGATGTGAAAAGAACATCGCCTGTAAAAGTTTTGTTCTCATCGTTTATAGATGCAAGTCCAAAACGTTCTTTTCTTACTGTTTCGCCTGCGATTTCTACTGTGTTTTCTAATATCATAAAATTACCTGTTGTTAATTGTTCAAAGTATACATACTATTATACGGTATTTCGACCCAAATGTCAAGCCTTTTTACCCATTATTTCGCCTAATAAAATCAATAACTTAGAAAAAAGTTTTACAAGGTGTTACAGGGAATAAGTAATATTGTATGCGATAGTCTTCAAAAGTGCTTGGCTATGTGCCTTGTGTACAAGTGAGACAGTAACAGAGAAAAATTATCTGTATAAGATACAACCCGGACAGCACGGGCTATCACATACATTTAACACATACACACAAAAGGAGAATATTATGTCTAAATCAGGATTTGAAATCAGAGCAGATTTGCTCAACCAAGCACAAGGTATCTTAGAGTGCAATCTACAAAGAAAAATACAATCAGCCCAAGAGTGGAATGCTTATCATCAGGAAGATCAAAAAGAAATTCCTAGTGATGAAATTAACACCGCTGATGTTATTAAGGCTGCCAAAGAACTCTATGAGTTCGTTAACGATAAACAATAAGGTATAAATACTTATGTGTTACATGAGTAACATGTGACGAACTAATTAAAAGTTTTTATCGCACAAGGGCTGGAAACAGCCCTTTTTTATGAATCGTCTCTGTTCTTAACAATCTCGTCAACAAGACCGTATTCTAATGCTTCTTGGGCATTCATAAATCTATCTCTTTCCATATCAGCAGATAGTTCTTCAAATGTTTTGCCTTTAGAATTGTGTTCTACATAAATTTCAGTCAAATACTTTTTCATTTCTAAAATTTCTTTAACTTGAATTTCCATATCGGTTGCTTGACCTCTTGCACCACCTGAAGGTTGATGAATCATGTGCCTAGCACGTGGAAGCATTTTACGTTTACCAGCAGTACCTGCCTGTGCTAACAGACTACCCATAGATGCGGCTTGACCCATAACAATTGTATTAATGTCTGGCTTAATGAATTGCATCGTGTCGTAGATAGCCATACCTGCTGTTACACTACCACCTGGTGAATTGATGTACACAGAAATATCCGCTTCACTATTCTCACTTTCTAAGTAGAGTAATTGTGCTACAATCAAGTTAGCCATAGTATCATGTACTTCTCCTTCTAATAGGATAACACGATCACGTAGTAATCTACTATAAATGTCGTAACTACGTTCACCACGACTTGTTTGTTCTAAAACCATTGGTACTAGTGCCATAAAATTTCCTCTAATTTATGTTTCTTAAAGTATGCATTATACATGTTTTATATATCATATGCAACACTTTCGGTTATGTTAATGTTACCGAACTTACAAATTGTCTTTTTTGTATTTCAGTTATTACTTGCTCAGGAGACAAATGTGTTTGTAGTTTTGCTAACGGAATGTTTCCTGGTCTATTGTATATATGACCGTAATTGTATCTCGCATCATAAAATTCTTTATTTTCATCGTAATGCTTTTTATACATCTTACGAAAGTTATTGATAGTTTCAGTTTTTGTACCAAAGTATCTAATAACGAAATCAGCGGCATAATGTCTAAAGGGTTTGTATGCTTCGTCACCGATATGATGATCGTCATCTATAGCCATGTCTTGTAGAGTCTTTCCTATCTCTACATATAACAAATATACAGTTCCAAATTCAACATGATCTGTAAAGTGTTCATAGTCAGCATCTTCTAATGTTCTAATGCCTGGACCTCTTGGTTGATCATAATAAGTTACTAGATGTGTTGGCATCATTTTTCTAACAGTCCCTTTAGCCATTGCTTCGCATCTATGTACTTCTAAATTTAATTGTCCTAATGCTCGTTGAACATCAACTGGTGCTGACACAAAAAACTCATGCGGCTCATTAAGCATTCCGTGATAGACTTCAAAGATATGATGTAAGTAATTAAGGTCGTCTTGTATCAACTCAGGCGTCATTCTGCGTTCTACAAAGCCCGGACTGTAGTCGTTAATAGTGTCTACGCATTTATTAATAGCATCAACTGCTTTTTGTCTTTCTATGTCTAACGTATCAAAGCCATATAATCTTTTAGGATCATCTATTGTATGCTGTTGAATTGCTTCATCTAAGAGAGTAGCCCATCGTTGAGCAATAGATGTTTCATTAATGTTATAAGTTAATGTGAGATCGTCTTTGCCAGAATATGTTACATGCATCTTTTTGTACATGTAAGTATTTAATTGCTGTCAGGCTATAGGGAACCTTTTGGCAGTTCCCAAGGACCATACGTGCCTTGATCCATTGAAATGTCAACCATATCTTTAAAACTATATATCTTGTATTCGTCTGAATTACTAGGATCAACATTGCCTATAGCATAGTAAATTTGTTTGGGCATTTCGATACTACGACCATTTGAATAATCTAAAACTGTGTCGCCTATCTCTACCCATGCATGACCATGTTGTACGCCTTTGATCGGACCCTGACCTGTAACAATTGCATGTACAAGTTTGGCTTCAGGATGCTCTCTAAAAACTTTATATAGTTTTTTATATGCGGCTTCAAAACAGTCACCAACAGGCGCTTGAAACTGATCGTCAACTTCTAATAGTTGCCAGTTGTCTCCTGTGTATTTTTCTTGTACAAACCCAGTAATATCTGGATCTTTCATAACACCAGTACGAGTTTTGTCAATAACTGACGTGCCTGGATTCAGTTTCTGTCTGAGTTTTGGTATAATTGCTTTTATTTGATTGGCTATCTTATTACCTTTCTCATCTGCTATAAGTTCAATAATTTCTTCATCAGTATATTTGTCAACTATTAATTCTTTTATTAAATCTATGTTTATTGGTTTTGCTTTTGGTTTCGGCGTAAACGGAGCATCTGGATTGATAAGTTTGCCACTTGGATATTTTTTCCCTTTAACTAACCAACGGGCTATTGATACTGGGCCAATCTTTTTCTCAGGTGTTGAAAGTTTATTGGATATGGCTGGAAATATCATGCCTTGTTTACGCAGTTTTATTGCTTCTTCATACCACCAAGGTTTGGCTCCGTCGAAATATGTCCTACCTACCCCTAGTGGGAAATCTTTTTGAGTAAATGGTGGATTGTCGTTGTATATATTACCCTTGCTGTCCGGTCGACCTGTGAGCCAATAGTGAATAGTGTTGGATACGGCGCCAACTTGTCTACCAATTTCTACGGCAGACATACGAGGATTATCTGTTTTTAGTTTTACTGCTTTTTCATACCAATCTGGTTTACCACCATCTCGGTATTTTTTAAGCCTTCTGTATTCAGTTAAAAACTCAGATGCTCTCATTGTTTAGGTCCAAGATTTCTTTTTGCCGCCGTCGTATTCTCTGGCGTGTCCTTCTTCTATTAACATGTTGCAGATATTCTGTCCATCATCTGTGTGAGGGATACCCAAGATTCTACCGTACTTGCCTTTACCTAATGATTGTATCTTAAACTTATGTTCTGCTAATATCTCTTTAAGTCTTTCTTTAGCGGCTAATCCTAATTTCTTTTCTTCTAAATTTCTAGTTCTGCTTTCTGGTGTATCGATTCCAGCAAGTCTAACTCTTTGATTGTGTAACAAGACATTAAATCCTAAGTCTAGTGTTACGTCAATTGTGTCTCCGTCCACTACTTTAACTAACGTAGCCTGATAGATAAAAGGTTCTACTTGTTTATTCTGTACGTTGATTGGTGTTTTTGCTTTCTTCTTTGCCATTATCTTTTGTTCCTTCCGACACCACTACTTGGTTGTCGTTTCTTAAATATATCAGTAACGTCTTTGCTACCGCCTTTTGTTATTGCTTTAGTATCTTTTGCAAAGTCTTTTGGTGTATCATTCATTTTAACTTCTTCACCGTCACCCTCACTTGGTTCGTCTATGACTGTCTTGGGTGGCGTGTTTGCTAGTTTAAATGAGAATCCACCTTTAGTAGGATCAGTTGCTCCTGACTTAGATTCTAATGATACTTTACCTTCAAGTTTAGCAGGCCATTGAGTAGCAAACGTCATAACTTTAGGACCCTTTTTAGTACTAACATCAGCATATTGCTGAATAAAGTTCATGTCTAAAATCTCAAGTATAACTTGTTGAAACTCTGGGAATGCTCCTCCCTCGTTGACTGCTTCCATAACTGCTTTCTTAACTACATAAGTAAGTTTGCCTCCATCAGAGGAAGGCTTTTTAAATTCTGTATCTGCCCATAGACTTGCATACTCTTCCATTTCGATTGGATTTTGTGTCTTAAATGCTTTAACACTTTCTGATGCTTCATCGATTGTTTGATCATTAAAAGGTAAGAAAGGTTTGAATTTATCTGGTATTGCATCAGGTTTATATCTTGCTAGTACGTTCATAGCATAGAATACTGAAGAAACTGTCTTAGGCGTTGGTATAGGGGCATCTGATTGACATACTTCAATGAACTTCATCGATGCTTCAAATGCAGGATTTTCTTTTATACTGTCTGGTATCTTTAATCCGCTAATGCTAGGTGGTGCCCCTCCCCCTTTGCCTTTACTAGAAATATTAATTGTGTGATTTGTAGTTGTGTTTTTGATTGCCGCAAAACTGTCAGCAATGTTTGTATTGGCCGCACTAGGAAAGTTAATGATTAAGTCACTGACACTTCCACCTAACCATTCTTCAAAACTTCTACGTCTTGGAAAACGTGATGTGCCTTCGATGAGTGCTAATACTCCTAAATACTCTCCTGCATAATCATGTATAGATGATCTTATCTTAGGAGGAACATCATCAGGTATAATTGGATTCTTACCTTCCATAATATCAATAGCCATTTGCACTACAACTTTACCATATTCAGTAGAGTTTAGTGACTCATTAGCAATAATTTCTTGACCTAATTTACTTGCTGGAATATCTTTATCTGTGATTCCGATTTGAGACGGTTTGAGTACTGCTGATTCTTTACCGACTTCTTCAGTAGACTCTCCTTCATCTTGCCCAACGATTGCTTGTCCACCTAAGTCTGGTGTCTTTAGTAACTTACTTAAAGGTATCTCATCACCAGTTTCTAATTTAATTTTAAGTCCGCCCTTAAACTGATCTTCGTCTTTTAAACCTTGAAATCTATCTGCTTCACTAGGTTCAGCAATTACTGCTTCTCTGTCTACAGTGTAAAAGGCCATGCCAGTACGAATCATCTCAATAAACTTGTCAAATCTTTCCTGATACTTATTAATTTGACTGGCACTAAGAGTTACGTCTTCGTTAATTAAATCTAATGTGTTAAGTAATGAATCATGCATGATAGTATTTATCAGCATTTCTTTAAAGACTGATACTTAAACCATTTGGCGTTTCTGTGACATACTTTTAAAGACATGCCGTATTTGTCAATGTTATCTCTATGTTTAAAAAATGAAGGTCCATGAGACATAATAGGCTCCCAACCCTTGTTGACTCGTTTTACACCATCGATGTCCCATTGATATTGATGTGCCATTTCATGTGCAAGTGTATCAATAAACCATTGCCTACAAAACCACTTATCACTTAGTTGTATTTCACAACAGGATTTTGATTTTAATTTTCTTGGTTTGCTATCATCACTACAACACATTGCCCACCATGACTTGCGAGAGTGAAATGTAAATGCCGGCATTTTAAGTTCGTTGTTAAAACATGTGGCATTTAGTACTCGCCATGTTTTGCGTACTATATAAAGATCAGGTCTGTATGGTTGTCGTTTTTGTTGGGCTACTGTAGGTAGTTTTTCGTTCATCCAAAAGTTTAGGATTTTTTCAGCCCTCTCTTTTTTCATTGATGATTCTCCTCTGTGTCATAATTATTTATAAAATTATTTGGTTAAAATAAAAAACAAAGCAGTTGACTTCCTCATAAATACAATGTAGAATGTAATCCAAAAGGAGATAATATGGAAAATGAAATTTCAGTCATTTTAGGCTTGGCAGTAGTTGTCGCCGTAGTTTATTTTTACCGTAAAAAAGATGATAAAAAATCTAGCGGTAAATCTTCTACAGTAACTACTCCAAAAACTCCTGCTAAACCAAGAGCAAAAGCGGCTCCTAGAAAAAAGGCACCTGCTAAAACTGCTCCTAAAAAAGCGGCACCTAAAAAGACTACTGCAAAAAAAGCGGCCCCTAAGAAGGCAGCACCTAAAAAGTCTGGACCTAAAAAAGGATCAGCAAAGCCTAATTTACAAATCAAGTAAGGCATAATAAATGATCGATATCGGGTTTGATGTACTCAGTGATCTGAATTTAGAACCTAATGATTCTTTTAATTGGCATGATAAACCTACAAGTTTGTATTGCATATTAACGGGAAACATTAGTTCTGATATGAGAACCGTAACGCAAACCCTTGTCCATCTTAGTCAACAATATCAAGGTGTCTTTTACACACCAGGCATGCTTGAGTATGAAGATTGTGATGGCGATATCAATCATAGAACTTCTCAGTTAGTAACAATAGCACAAAAAATACCTAACATTGTCATTTTACATCATAATATAGTGATAATCGATGGTGTTGCAGTTATTGGTAGTAACTGTTGGGAGACTGCACATGAGCCCGGAAAATCTATATCAATAGATGATTTGAAATATAACCAATATAGATTAGATGACATGGGCTTTTTGCATAAGACTATAGAAAAACTTCAACGCCACTTAGATGTTAAAAAGATTGTAATTGTAACTAATGGTGTCCCTAATGAAAACTGTTATTTTGGTCAAGTGCCTGAATACGTTGAAACACAAACACCACTAGATACTGTTCTAAATGCAGATAGTGAAAGTAAAGTCACTCATTGGATCTATGGATCATATGATAAACCTGTTGAAGCAACTTTAATACTTCCCCGTAAATGTGATATTCAGTGTGTAAGCAATCCCCTAGAAGGGAAGAATGTCAAACAATTTAATCCTAAAAGAATTTCTGTTTTAGTTTAAGATTCTGCTTCTACTTTGATTTGAAGCGGATAACCCTTTGAACGTGCTTCTAAAGTAACTTCGATACCTTTTTGTTCTGCGATCTCGTAGGGTAAAACTGCTACAGTAGCCGAACCGTCTCTATGAATGTCAGCAGTAATATTGGATGCGGTATCTGGATTGTAAGAAAAATAATCACATAAGGTATCTACGACAAATTCCATAGTTGTTACTTCATCATTGATGTAAATAACTTTGAACAAAGGCGGTTCCTGCAATGCGAAATTAGGTTTGATTTTTCCTTCTGTTGTTGCATCAAATTCTTGTGTCATAATAATTCCTTGGTTTAGAGTGATTAAATGTGTGCGTAGCCGAAACTACGCACAACATACCTCTATTATATTATTTATCAGAGGAGATGTCAATAGTTCTGGGTTTGAGTTCCTCAGGTAATTGACGTTCTAAGATAACTTTTAAGATTCCATCTGTCATTTTAGCATCTTTTACGTAAACGTGATCTGCTAATGTAAATGATCTCTCAAAGTGTCTTGCACTAATTCCTCTGTGCAAATACTCCAGTCCTTCATCAACATCTTCTTTTACTTTAGATGAGATTTTTAACTGGTTTTGATCTACCTCAATAGAAATAGTATCTTTACTAAACCCTGCGACTGCAAGTTCGATAACATAATTGTCATCGTCATGCTTGACTACATTGTAGGGAGGATAATTATCCTTCCCAGCAACTGCGGCTAGTCGATTAAGGTCATCAAAGATCGAATCGAACCCGATTCCAAATTTATGTATTGAGGGTATGTCTAAAGATTTTAGACGTAAGGTTGGTATATTGCTTGTCATAATATTCTCCTTTTTAAAGCAAGATTAAAGTTTGGACCCTTTCGGCATCCATGTGAATAAGAAACCTATCTTTTTCACATAACTATTTATCATTATATAATGATAAAAAAGTATTTTTCAAGTAATTTTGGGTTAATATTTTCTACTTCTAGGACTACGTGGTCCTAACTCAGTGGCTTGTCTTTTCTTTTCACGTTTGATAGCCATTGCTTTTTTAATTTTTCTTTTATTTGTTGGCTTTTCATAAAATTCATTCTTTTTGATGTCATCAATTAAGCCAGAGTTTGAAACTTTCTTTTTAAATTTACGTAATGCTTGATCTACATTGCCGTCGATTACAACAACTTTGTTGCCTCGAGGTTGTTGAACGAATGGTTTTTTCCTGTCGTTAAAATTTCTTCCTTTATGTTTGTTAGTTCTATATGTCATTTAATTGGTTGTGGGTTAATTACTAATTCCTTGTCTATATTTAGTTCCGTAATACCTTTCTTTTTATATTTTCCTGAATCAAACATATGAGGTCGTAAAACTCTTTCTATTTCTGTTTGTAAACCACGTGCGCCTGTCTTTTGTTGCATACAATTAATTACTATTTCTTCAATCGCATCGTCAGTAAAAGACAACTCAATCTCATCAATGCTAAAAAGATAGGTGTATTGATCAATAAAATTATTTTTAACTGTTGTCAGTACTTTGATTAGTTCTTGTTTAGATAATTCTTCTACATTAATTGTTGTAGGGAATCTTCCAATAAATTCAGGAATCATTCCAAACTTCATTAAGTCATCTGCTTTTACATCTTTAAAATGCCCTGACTCTGTATCTTTCAATTCACTACCGAAACCTATGTTTGTACCCGTTGTTCTAGCCTTCACAACGTCTATTAGACCATCGAATGCACCGCCTGCTATAAAGAGTATGTCTTTAGTATTAACTTCAATGAGGGGCTCCTGAGGGTGCTTACGTTTGCCGTGTTGAGCAACACGACATACTGTACCTTCTACAATCTTTAAAAGTGCTTGTTGTACGCCCTCTCCGCTTACGTCACGTGTTATAGAAACGTTTTCACTCTTACGTGCTATTTTGTCTATTTCATCAATAAAAATGATGCCACGTTCTGCTTTTGCTACATCACCGTCTGCTTTTGATAATAATACACTTATCATACTATCTACGTCTTCACCGACATATCCTGCTTCGGTTAAGTTAGTAGCATCAGCAACAATAAAAGGAACATTAAGATATTTTGCAACTGTTTGTGCAAGTAAAGTTTTACCACACCCTGTTGGTCCTAATAAAAGTACGTTACCTTTTTGAATAGTTAATCCTGCAGGGGGAGGATTGAATACACGTTTGTAATGATTAGTAATTGCTACTGCTAGGACCTCTTTAGCAGACTTCTGACCAACAACATACTTATCTAGGTGTCTAAGTATAGCATGAGGTTCAACCTTTTCTATAACATCAGATTTTGCTTGAGCATCATCTGGTTGTTCTTCTTCAATTAATGTTTGGCAAAGGGCAACACAATCAGAACAGATTGCTACTTGTTCACCGACAATTAATTTTTGTACATTTTCTTTGTGTGTACCACAAAAAGAACAATGAAACTCATTTTTTTCACTCATATGATGTACTTATCTTATTGAATTTTCTGGACAGTTTTTAGCGGAGGAGACTGTTAAAGTCAACTCTGTTGTTCCCTCAAATTCACTTAAATCTTGTTCATTTATAGGGTGCATCAAAAAACTTGTAGTTTCTCTACTTGTGTGAAATGATAATCCCCCGCCCGTGTACGTATATAATGCTTTACTACTTCCCCAAGGTTGATCAGGAATATATCTTATACTTTGTACACATATATTTATCGAGGATTCATTATGCAATGAGTTAATATTTAATAGCACAAAGTCATTGCGACCAAATACTTTTCGCAATTTTCTATACATTATTTGGTCCGAAATATAAACTCGTTCTTCGTCAAATGAAATATATGTACGGCCTCCCCTGTCACCCTCAAACAAAATTAAAAGTTCTTGCAATGCTACCAAATATTTTTGGTCCCAAGATATAGTGTAAGGGACATGTAAATAATGTTTGTTAGGATTGTGATAGTCTGCAACGACACTAAAATCATGTACAGTCACATTAAAAGCCTCACTAGGAAAATACTTAAGAGTATTGTCAAGTAACTTTTGTCCGTCTACATAACCCTCTTTGTACAATCGTATTTGTGCTTTGATGTTATCAACATTAAAACCCAATGGATTATGATTACGACTCAACAAAAAGTTCTTTAACTTAGAACTGGCTACAGAAACGTTTACAATTACTCTATGTAAGTTTAAGTCTCTAATATAGATGTGATGTTTAATTTGATATGTTTTGATATATCCTGCACTATATGATAAGATTTGATTATGCACTATTTCACCATTTTGCAAATGGCGTTCAGTATCTAATATGACACCTACTTCATTGTCAATTGCTACTTTAAATGCGTTATTAAGTGCTATCTCTAGTGTAGGACCTTCTCCCTCGACTTGCATTGCATATGCCGCGGGAGAAGTAAGTATGAATAAGACCGCGAGAACTAGCCTCATATAATAACTCCTAGTTAAAATAAGGTGCTATATCGTTCTGAATTGTTTCGGCTCTTTCTCTATGCCATGTAGCAGTGATTTGAATCAATTGATCGTCTTTTTGATCGACTTCAAACACTGTTCCTCGCATGATTGCTTGTGCGTTCCCTCTGACAACTGTGTTGAGTTCTCTTACAGTATCATTGATATTAGAACGAACAGCAAAGTTCATGTTTGGTTTGCCAGGGTCTCTGGGTGCTAGTGGCTCACTGCTTGTAATGCCAACGACTGCTGGTAGTCTTGGAGCATTTACATTGTTTTGCCCTGTACCCTTGATAGGATTACGATAAGTATCGTCTGCTTTTTCAACGTTTTGAGCCATAAGAGTTACTACCCTTTCAGTAGTAATATCTTCGTTGATGAACCTAGCAATCATTGCCATAGATTCAAGTTGACCTATTTGATTTGCAGACTGACCATTAAAATTAGTGCCACCGTTTGATGGAATAGTAATGGTTGCTTCAATCGATTTGATCTCAGATTCTTTACATGTAATGTTAAGAGTCCAACCGTTTCTGTCAATACATTCCCAATTGACTCTGATACCATCGTCTTCAAAGAATGTGCTGAGTTTTTGCTGAGTGACTGCTGTAGTCTTAGGGACTTCAACGTTGTCTGCTTTTTTGCCACCGAACATTGAACAACCCGTTGTGGTTACAATCAATGCTGATAACAATACTACATTTGAAATGTTTTTCATACTTACCCTCCTAACTTGGGCGTTATTAATTTAACTTACTTAGTATTATATGAAATTGAGAAGGTTTATGCAATACTTTTGGGTAATTGATTTACCCAGAATTTTTTGTAAGATAAATCTCTACTTGGACACGTTCTGCTTCTGATAATAAATCAATGTCATACTCGCCTGTTTTAATTTGAGCAATTATGTATTTGATATATTCTTCATCAAACGTATATGAGTCTGTCGAATCTTTATCGATCTCCATCCAATCCTTGCCCTCAAACTTAAAGACACGATTTGGCATCTGATCAACTCTTACAAAGATATCGCCTTTGACTGCGATGATTGGGAATGTGGTTCCGAAACTAGTTCCTGCTTGTCTTGCGCCACTGTCTTCTTGTAATTGCAATTCAGGGTGCATTTCTTTAATAGCATTTTCATGTATCTGTTTGCCTTCTGGGTCAATATAATAGTCACTGTCTCTTACTTTTTCGTATGTGACACCTTGTGAAACTCTAGGTCCTTCTTCAACCTCTTCTTCAACTTTGTTGCCCTCATACTCTTTAAATGCTTGTTTAGTTTCATCTATTTTTGCTTGTAACTCTGGATCTTCTGTTATCACTTCAGGTTGATCTAAGACAGGCTCGGGTACAGGCTCACTCACCTGATCGTTTTCAACCGAGACTTCTTCTTGCAACTTTTTGTGAAACTTACTAAGTTCCCAATTTTCAAAAGCATCTTTTGCTTCTTTTACACTGGGTTCTAATTTTGAAAAATCTAAATCAAAACCAGACATGACATTTGCGGCATCATCTACAGCACTAGGCGGACTGCTTGGTTTTGATTGCAGGTCTGCTTTCATTTTATCGTAGTCTTCTAGGTCAGGGATATCATCATCTTTGCTGTTAAGCATATGTTGACGACCATGTTCCGAACCAAAAGGTTCCATATCAAACCCTTTTCCCATGGGTTCAGGATCTGGATCATCGTCTGGTTGTGGCTTTTCCAGGCTTTGTTTTTCCTTTCTGCGTTGCTCAAATGTATATTGTGATGCAATCAGCAATAAGACTGCTAAAGGATCGAATACAAAAATGATAACCATAATCAACCATGATACTGCGGTTTCTAATAGATTATTATCTGCTTCTTCTGTACCAGTAAAAAACTCTGCGATATATCTGATGGGTCCTACTTCACTTTCTACTAATCTAACTGCCTGCTCAGACTCAAACTTTTCATCTTTTAGTTGGTCGATTACATTGTAGATATCATCTATATCTGCGTTCCATTCATCAATTTGGTTCAAATCATCGTCTTGTGATGATGTAGATTGATCTCTTAAACGATTAATTTCTGCGTTAGCATCGTTTATTGTTGTCTGTGCTTGTGCCCTGTATCTGTCAATGTTTGCTTGTTGTGTTGCAATATCATCTGCAATTGACTCACGTTGTGGTGTTTGCTGTTCATAGAGGGCTTCTGCTTGAGCCACATAGTCAATTGTTTCAGTCTCTGCTCGTCTAAACGTTCCACCTTCATCTGTAGTAATTACTTCTACACCTCTGTTTCTGAGGTCATTTACTGCTTCATCTAATACTGCTAATTGATCTCTAAGTCTGTCTATCTGACCCTGTGCATAATCAATGTCACCCTGTACTCGTTCCCATGCACCGTCTCTGATTGTTTCTTGTTGGGTAATAGATGCAGATACATCGAATCCGTCTGTGGATTGCAGACTTGCGATACGTTCTTCTAATATTTCAATTCTGTTTTCTTCTCTTGCAATTTGCCCGTCTATTCTTTGTACTGTTGCAATTGCTTCTGTTGCATTACCAGATGCAGTATCATGTGCCTTAGACAAGAATCCAAAGATACCTATTGATGTAATTAACATTAAAACCAATACGGCAATACTAAGGTAAGTCTTTAACCACCACGTGGCTATTCCCCAATATCTATGTAACCAAACTGCTGTAACAAGTTTGCTTACTTCTAAAACTCCTCCCATAACTATAATAGGGATAACTGCCGCTGAGAATATAGCGGCTAGACCTGACACTGAATAATAAATGGCAACACCACTGATAGTAAGTGCTGTAAATAAAGTAAGCCAGGCTATAAAGATACTTGTCTTCATATAAGATTTTTCCTCTGCATTATCGTACATAGTATTTAGTAAGATTTTGCATGGTTATTTAGTATTATTTTCTCTTCCAAGTTCTTTAGCAAACAAATGACCATATGTGTCAATAAATTCTTGGTAAAACATGTTAAGTTGTCTAGGTATTCCAGGACCTTGTCGAATATGGTATGTAATCATAGGTGCAATACCGTCTTCTCCTTTGCCTTCAATACCCTTGTCTCTAAGTTTAACTTCTCTAACCTGTAAATAATCACCGTCTGGAAAGGTATATTTTGCACCAATTAGTTTATGCAGTCTTAACTTTTTGATATTCTCTGGCCATTGATCCGGAGTGTAATTGAGGTCAGTCATCTTTTTCAATTACTTCCATATCATATGTGACATCAAATCCACCTTTTCTCATCGTCCACCAATCGTCTTCGTCTAGGTAGTCCCAATCGATTCCGTAAAACTTATCATAACCATTTTCTTCGTAACCCATTTCTTCTAGGTCATCAACAAGTACAACACCTGATTCGAGGTCATCAAACAATTGTTGAATTTCTTCTTTAGACTTATCCGGAAACATATCCGTAAGATATGCAATGTCAATTTCCACTGCATATTTTCTTTCTACTTGGTGCCACTCAGACATCGTTGCTACAATTACTTTTGCCATTTTAGTATCCTGAACTCCAATGAACATATTCATCCTTGCAGTCATATTCACCACAGCAACATTGACCTTCGTCAACATTGATGTAATCTTCATCACCTGGTTGTGCTGGAAGCATATCTGCTAATGTATGAAGATTCCCTTCATCATCAGTAAATTCAGATACAATTACGTTTTCTTTGTCTAATGCCATATTATTCTCCTTTATTCTTTGTAAGAGGAATCGCCCTCTACTATTACTATTTGTCCTTGAAAGTAGCATTCGCAATCATCAGTATCAAAACCATTTTCTAGCAAATAGAACATTCCTTCTTCGTATACTTCTTCTTGGAATTCTTCAAGTTCATCGCCTTCTTTTGACTTGTAACCACTCCAATCCCAGTCGTCCCAACAACCGTCCCATGAATCTATCATTTCTGCTTCGATAAAATCATTGACACATAGTTCATCATTGAATCCATCTTGTTGAGCCTCTGTTAACATTTGAACTTCTTCTGCATCCTGAGGAGTAACAAACCAGTTACCAGAGCGCCATCCTTGTTCAATTACAACAACATCTCCGTTGTCATAGTTTTTTAAAAATTCCTTTTCTATATAGGATTTTTTAAATTTGTTAGATATTTGATATTGCTTACCTATTTCAATTTTCATAATTTTCCTTATTTGTCGTCCCTAAATCTTACGAATCTTGGGAATCGTAAACTATACGAGCCATCCTGATTTTGAGATACTGCATCACATAATACTTCAGCAGTCTCGCCAATAACATCATCAGATGCTGACCAGAACTCGTCTCGTTGTTCGTCTGAAAATCCAGACCCAACATTTACTTTGATAAGTTTGCCATCGTCTGTACCTTGACAAACTAATGCACCCAGTCTACCTTCATTACGACCAGTGCCCTGTTCTAATTCGATGACTTCTAAGTCTACAGTAATAGTAGGCTTCCATTTCATCCAGAAGAGGTTACGTTTACATTCGTAAGGAGCCTCTAAGTCTTTGATCATAATGCCCTCAAATCCTGCATTGACCATATCGTTAGAGTATGTCTTAAGTTCTTGTTTACCTTCATCAGTGTCTAAGTCAACAATGATGTGCGACATAGTTTCTAGTGAACTAAGATCAGCAAACAAGGGTGCTAAGTTATTCATTGCAGTAACACGTTTTCTAAATTGTGCGTTGCAATGCCCACGTTGAAAGTCTGCTAGTGGCATGACATCGAATACATGAAATACTGTATCATCAGCCTTAGCATCAGTTTTTCTACGTGCTTGTGTCATCAATTCATTGAATGATGCACCAACTACTTCACCATCGAACACAAATCCATTTCTGCAATTGCCGATTTCCTTGCCTAACAAGGTAATTATTTTTCTTACATTACTAATTACTTGTGCTTCAATGTGAGTGAAGTTCTCAAATACTTTTCCGTTACGACTGTAACATGTTGCAATTGGCTCAGGGTGATCATACATGCCTGGTTCAAATGATACTACCATCAGAACTCTGACACCATCTAATTTTGGTTCCAGCCTTTTAGTGCCTGACATTTCAGGGCGACCTTCTGAGTTAGTAGCAAGTTGACATTTGAAAACTGGTACTTCGTAGTCAGTTTTCTTGCAAACTTTGTTAATTGTAGCAACAGAAAATCCTGCACGTAAATCTCTGCGAATGACTGGAGCACAAAAGTTGTTCCATTCATCGTCAGTAAATCGTACAGCCATTTCTTCTACTGCTTCGATAGCGGCATTACCAGTTAACTTACGTTCTTTCAGTTCTTCTAGTAATGCAACAAAGTCTTCCCAAGGATTCTCCTCAGCAAAACAATTATCTTCTGCTTCAGTAGGACGTTGAATTGAGACTTGTCGTTGACCTGTCTCAGGATCTTCGATTACTTCAGTAGTAGTTGAAGTCTTAGAAGGAACCTTACGCACACCAAATGTAACGTAAGGATTGTAGCACATGCCTGCAAGTTTTAGAAACGTATCTGCATTATCACTGCCTAATGTGGCTGCCTCTAATGCTTGTTTCAAAACATCTTGTTTATGAAGTTTTGAATTAGATTCGTTAAGTTTGTGTATCCAACTTGCACTCATATGCTTCTCCTAAATATTATTCTATTATTATACATCCAAACAGCAAGAATGTCAACCCCTAGGTTGATTAAATGCTTCTACTATTTGGTCCCACCATACGGATAGTTGGGTAACTGATGCACTTACAACGTCACCAACTGCACCTGCTCCGCCGTACATAAATGTACAAACCAGGTATCCTATGACAAAGCCTATTACTAGATTTTTCATTTTTCCTCCATTACTTTAACACGATTCAACTGGGTGGTCACTAGTCCATCATCGTCAGTACGATGACCTTTGACTGTGCCCTTAATTCTAAGTTCAGTGTCTACTGCTGGATGCAAAGTAGAAGAGGCAAAAAAGACTACGTTACCAGTGCTAGTCTTAGCAGTGATAAAGTAACAATTATACCTGTGTGACAGAATGGTTCTAAGAACAGTAATGTCTAACTCTAATCTGTCTTTGATTTTACCGATAGCAGTAGAAGTCTTAGACTCCTCAGCAATTCGGTCCTCTTGACCTTTTTTAACGATAGCACGGTCATATGCTTTTGGAAGACTTGCGATCATACCGAAATCACTTGAATTGGTGATCGTGTCTTTATCTGCTAATGCCATAGCAGACTTATCAAAATCTGACATCCAACCACCTTGCAACATTTTAAATGTCAAGGCTTTGTAATGTTGACGAACTTGAACACCAAGATTCTTGGTAGTAGCATCAACACCCTTAAGGTTGTTTTGCAGAAGTTCCAACATAATGTCACGGTTGGATTTTACCTTATCAGAACCCTCATGTGCCTTCACATAAGTCTTGCCGTTAAGCAAGTATGCTTTTGCAGAAGCGGCCCAAACATCATTGGCTGAATATTCGATTTTGTTTCTACGCATAGTTCTCATTCCTTATGCACTCCAGTATGATTCTGAAAGTGTAGACATGTAGTGAGGAGTATTGATTCCCTCAGTTACAGTGATTTTTTTACCAGTGCCTGGACAGATACCAGTCTTAGTAATCATTGGTTCAACGTAATCTTCGACAGCAACAATCGTATAAGATGATGCAAACTGCTTGTGAGTAAGATTAAACTGTGGCTCAGTAGCATCACGGTATGCATTGTGCAATGGAGCCGCATACTCAGGCTCACCATTTGCTACGCATTCAGCAACTTGATCATAAGCCTTTTGATAATACTTTACAGTACGGGTAATGCCTGCTTTAGCGGCACCTACTGTTTTGTACTGGGTAGAGGCATAACTCTTTTTGTTAGGCTCTCTGTGGATTGCTTGATTAGTGTTGTCGATAATTAAGTACATTCCTTCTCCTTGATTGTTCATAATATACATATATTATACGCAAAATTGTGCCCAAAGTCAAGCCTTTTATCCAATTATTTTCACTTTTTTACTGTAATAATATCAATAACTTACTCAGTTTCATCGTCTCTAACGATACGCAAGAACGGTTTTTGACGGATTGTTGGTGATTCAACTGGCTCAGGACCTTTGTATTCAGCACCCTCAACTTTGGGTTCAATTGTCTTGCTCAAATGTTGAGTCATTTGTGCTAACATAAGAACGATATCGTCCTTATCCTGTTGCTCATCTAGTGTGTTTAACCATTTTTCTAGTTCTTCAACTCCACCATTAAAGAGTAACTGTGCTACCCATTTTATATTGGTAGCATATCTACCTTCATTCCAAATACTCATTATTCATACTCCGGATTGTATTGTTCATATTCTCCTGTGTACCAGGCCTTAATAATTTTTTCTGCTGGTTTGCCTCTTACTGATTGAGAGATATTCGGGAAACCCTCTATCCCATCATCAAGCCTTTCTTTACTGCTGGGAATCAATGTATCTGATAACCAATAAGCGGTACTTGCAGTAGTTCCTTTTGTATTGAACCAAGGATCTTTATCAATTGCTCTAAGCATACCTTCTATAAAAATTGCTTGTGCTGAAAAATCTGTTGGGATAAACCATTGCATACATCGGCCCTCATATGATACACCATCATATGTGCCTTCAGTGCAAAAGCCGTCTTCTTTCCAACCTGTGCTTAAAAACATTTTATGACTTTGTGCAAATAGATTCCAAATTACTGGGGGAAGATCATACGTAGTATATTCCCAACATGGTTGTTGAGTATTACAAGTCCAATTATTATATAGATCGTTTACATACTTTGATATACGTTCTTCCATTAATTCGACTGTAGCATTTTGTTCTTCGCCTTTGCTTAATATGTTAGGCAGGCTAAGTAAAACTCCGTCGACTTCATTAAAGACTCTACTATCGTTCCATAATACCCCTTCTCCTACGTATACCTCACCACTAAATCTTGCTTTAATTTCTGATACAATGCCTGCCATACGTTCCATGTAATATGATGCCATCCAATTGGCTTCGGCTTGATCTGCTTCACCTTCAAGTCCACAAAAGCAAACCCACATAGCACTCCAGTCTGCTGACATACCACCTACACCCAACTGCTCTAATCTTTCTGCTTCCCAAATCATATGCTTTTCATGGGTATCCATAATCCTTTTTAACAATGCTCGGTCAACATAGACCATGCCATCAAAAGGAAACAAAAATGTATTGGTATCATCTAAGGCTAAAAACTGCCATGCATAATGCATATTCATTCCTAATTCTTGGGCAGTTTCAGCAATATATTCTATCTGCCAATCACTTATATGTTTACGACCGTGATTGATAGTCCATGTTTCTTCTGTGTGATCGTTCCAGTAACCAAAGTTATAGACCCATGCAGTCTCTACACCATGTTCTTTGAGTCGGCGTAATGTTGTTCTATACATTAACTTGATATACTGTGCTGATGTGCAATTTTCTACTAAGTTAGTTTTGTTTTTTAAGTTTTCGTATATCCATTGAACACCATAATCTTTAAAACCGATTGCTTTAAGATGTCCTTCTCCAAATGAATTCTGTGGCATAGGTATATCAAAGTCACCTAGATATTCTTCTTTGATTTTTGCATTGTGCGGGTTAGTACACGTACCTTCACTATCTTCGTCATTAACAGTAACATCTACACTTGCAGTACCACCTGAGCAGTTAAGAGAGAACGTATAGTCACCATAACTATCCATTGTGAAGTTCTCACTGCCACTTAATGACTTGCTACCTGACCAATAACCAGATGCTGTACACGAGGATGCATTTGAACTAGACCAAGTGATTGTTACACTGTCACCTTTTACAATGCTTGTTTTACTTGCAGTCATTGATACAGAGGCGCTAGAATTGTTGCCACCGCTACTACCGCCACCACTGATTGTACCACCGATGATTGCTCCTGCAGTGTCACCACCACCTCCACCGCCACCACATGCAGTGATGATTGCTAGTAAAGGAATGAGTGTAATATGTTTAAAAAATGTCATTTTGTGTACCTATATGTGTCAAGTGTTTATACAGTATACATAAAATATTGCCCGAAGTCAATAGAAAAATGCCCAAATCTTGCGAAATGGGCATTTTTGTTTTTCTGAGTCTTTTCTTTGAGGAACTGCTATTGGATTTTAAATACCAATTTGTCCGATTGAGTGAACCATGATCCAAGTCGTTGTTACAAATAACATTACTTCCCCTAGTTTTTCTCCATCAAACGAACAGTGTTGCTTAATGCTTAAGAATTTCTTCAATGTTGTCTCCGTGTGTGTATTGCAAAGGATGTAGATTTTAGGCACCCTAAAAAAGGATTTTAGGATTGTGCAAAAAATACTACTATGTAGGACCCTCCTACAACTCTATTTATACCTAATTGTTAATTATGATACTTTTCGTAGCAAGTGTCATAAAGTGTCATACCACGGAAGAAATAAGGGCTGTATGTAAATTGAAAGTGTCATAAAGTGTCATACAGACTCTAAATATTCTCTTAAATTACCATGTAATGTAATCATCATGGCTGTCTTATGATCATACACTCTGATAAAAGGTTCACCTTTTTTATCTCTTAACTTATGGACTCCGAGATAATATGGACATTTAATCTTTTTTATAATTTCTTGTATAAATGCTTCCGGAGCAATAATTCTTCTTTTGTGCATTGTTTTAGGATTAAGTCCCAACTCAAAATCATAGTATTCAAGTTTTGCTAAATCAAATAATCTAAGTCCTTCTTCACTTAGTCTTAAGCCTTGTCCTCCCCTACCTGTTAACCATATTTTAAATACAATGTCTCCTATAGGCATATTAGAAGGCACAACACCTTCAGGTATTTCTTTAAGAACTGCTTTAGTTATTTCTTCTTTGGATTTAGGAAAGATCATCCGGATAAACAATACGTCCGGAGTTTAAAAATACTACTGTGAATTTATCTGTTTTAAATTGAGAATTCAATTTACGGCACAGATTTCTTGCATGTCCCGGATTAGAGAAACTAGTTTTCTTATACTTTGGGGCCGCATCGTCATTTAGATAATGTGAGGATTTTAGGTTAATGGGCTGATCATCATAGTATACAGCCCAAATACCTGATGCTTCGATAATTTGATCGCATTTGTATGTTTCTTTATCGACATACTCCAATATGACATGGGGTTGGCTTCTACTCACTTGAAAGAGCCGCCTTTAACTTGTACACTAATTGTTTCTTCACTATCCTTTTCCTTTTTTAATTCATGCAAATCTGCTAACAACATAACTAATTCATCACGTAAACCTTTGGCTTGTTCGATTGGAAGTACAATAGTAGTTTTCCTTTTCGTTTCTCCCAATGATACCGTGTTCACAAAATCTTTTATGCGTAACATAATATGCTTATATATTTATCAGATTTTTTGCTTCTTCACGTGTTTTAAATGGTCCTTGATAGGGATATCTTTGAATAAAGATATATTTTGGACAAAATATTACTTGTTCGATGCCATTATGTTCGACTACAAAATAACCTGCGGCATGAAAACATTTTGATTTTTTTGTTTTTGTAAAAACATGAAGACCTCTTTTTACATCATACACAGAGTTATATGTCCTTGCTGTAGTAGGATACTCTGGGTAAGGTGTCTCTGTTTGTTTCTTAGATTCTTTGGGTGCCACAAACTTAATTTTGGTATTCTTTTGAATCTTTTTGATAGACTCAAATTCAAATACTTCGTCTTGTAAAGTAACGTTAAATGTTCCTACATTGTTTGCACAAACATTACCGACTTTTCTTTCGCCGTCTTTTAAAATCCAAAACTCATCATCTTTGACGGGCTTTGCAGTCAATTCTACATCTAATATCATTTTTTCTCCATTAAGTTCGTAAACGTAAATTTTATTTTCAGTTTTAACCATCTACTAGTTTCCCTGAATATGGTGCGTTCAACCATTTAGAATAACTATCTGCTTGATCACTGATTCTGTTAAGTTCATACTTACCACAAAAACGCATAAAGTGTACACCTACTTGAGGGACTTCTTTCTTTTCATTTACGCCATTTTTGATAGTAGTATCAACTTGATTTCTAATAACCTCGGGTTGTGCTGTCAAATCGATCAACACACGATTGCGTTCATAATCATCACGTACTCTATGTTCGACTTCATTATGATCAGTCCAACGTTGTAACATGATGTTATTCCAGTTGAATCCACCCTTGTCTTTATCTGCATATGCTTCTAGCAAACCTGTTTTGTTCTTTGTACCCTTCTTACGTACACCTGGATATGCACTAAACACATTATCAGTAGTGTCGCCACGCATACATTTTTCAAAGAGTAGATAAGCAGGGTCTTCAAGTAACTTGGGTTCACCTGTTTTCTTGTCTTTGATTGGACGATTTTTGTCATCAAAGTAACCATCTAAGCAGATAAACTGATTAGACACGCCATTGTATTGATGTACATTCTCTGCGATAAGTTGAACATAATCTGAGTCACTAGATATAATGACATGTTCATCATCAGGATGTAATGCAATGAAACGAGCAATCAAATCGTCAGCCTCAGCATTGGGATCTCGTAAGACACTACAGTTAGTCTTGTCCTTGAGATACGTTGTAAATGTTTCATAAGTCTCCCAAAACATTTCATTTTCTTCTTGTTCCGCTTCAGTCAATGACTGTGCCGCTACCTTACGATTTGCTTTGTAAGGTGTGTAAAACTCTTTACGCCATGAACGACCCTCTAAACAAAATACAACATGGTCAATACCAAACCTACGCACTGCCTGATTAGCAGATGCTAACTGTAGATGCAGTGCCATACCTATCTTTTCCCAAGTATTTGAATTCCGACTTGCGACATGACGGGCACGAAAAAACGTGTTTGCCGTATCTATAAGGGCATATTTCATATGAGTCTCTTATTTATCATTTAATAATATGCTATTATACGCAAAATATACGTATATTGCAAGCCTTTATGGGTAAATTGGGTAAATTAATCTTCGGTGTGAGCGCCGATTGCAAATCTGAAGGTTTGTTGACACCTTCCATTAGATGCAATAAGATGTTGAAAGTTGTATTCCAGTCTAGGGATAAGTTCTTTTTGGGCGTCTAACCACCACTCATCATTCATAGAACATAGCCTTTCGATTTCATCAGCAATTGCAACTGCTCTATCTTCGTCATTTTCGATCAAGTCATATGCTTCATTAATCCATGGCGAAAAGGTCTTGTATCCTGTTTCTCTTAATACTGCTAACGCACCGGGCATGCCACACAAAATAAAAGGAATTTTTGCCATAATAAATTTATATGTTTTTTCAGTAAATGTAATACAATCTATAAAGTTAGTATCTATAGTACATGGAAATTCATACTCATGGTCAATTACTTCCTTTTCTTCGTAGATAGCGGTTGGCCTCTGCACCTTCCAGCCGGAACTATACAAGTTTGGATGAGTTTTATTAGTTACATCTTGTAAGTATTTTGTTTCGGTAATAATAGCAAAATAACATTTATTTACATGTTCAATAGTATCTTCACCTAAAGATATCCATTGATCTTGGTCCATATGAAAATTATTTAAATCAAATTGATTGGTGCCTTGGTAATCTCTGCTTCCTAAACCTTTTAATTGTAAGGTCAAATCTTTGTTATTAATCAATGCTTGAAACACGTCTGGCCCTGTTTCAGGGAAAAAGGCTTGAATAAAATCATTGTCAGGATCAGCATATTGTTCAATACAATTCCACCACTGATCTTCAGTTATGTTTAATGACATCATTCCTTTGTCATGTAAATTTCGTCTAATTATTTGACCTACAAAATAAATTCTGTTTATTTTAGGATGGTTGTTGTAAAACAAAAATTTATAGGGTTTAATTTTTGGTTTACTGTTTAATTTTCTTAATGTTTTTTGTTCTTCTTTATTGGCCCTAGACCATTGACTATTAAGTGTATCTTCTAATCCGTTAGTACATATCTGAGCCATATGCAACATTAATTTATATTTTTTGTTGTGTTCTATCATATATCGATAGTTTTTTGTATGAGGAGCACATGCCCAAATCATTGCAAAATGGTTCATAGTTACTATGTCTGGTTTATCATCACCTACTAAGTATCCATGATTAATGTATTCAAATACATCAGACCAAATTTTTAAATCTAAAAAGGTATAACCTTCTGATGCACATTTTAAAACAAATTTGTTTTTGCCGGCCTCTTGTGCTTTTTCCCATATATAATCGCCTATAATACGAATTGCTTCATTATATCTATCATCACCTACCCAATTTCTACCGGGCCCTATGTATGATTGTATTGAAAAGTTATAGCCGTGAATTTCAAAATACTCTTTATATGCATCGGCTCCCAACAATATTGAAGTGTGCATACTTCCTGAAAAACTAGGTCCATGGGGATTATCTAGTTCCGTCTTAATGCATTTAATTATGTCATCTTTATAGGGGATAAACCCTTGATCTAGGTTATGCTTAGTCATGTAGACTATTTATTATCGGATAAAGGAGGTTGATATGACTGAACTGCATTGTCCAATGTTTTGTTTGGATCTACAAAACCTTCTGCTTGAGCAACTTCTTTGTTATCGAAAAATTTATGCATTTCTTCAATAAGGAATGTTCTATTCTCAGCAATAGACAAGTCTAGTCTACGTTCATTGATTAGTGTAGTTTGATGCAGTTTCCATGCATCAAAGGCTTTTTGAGATACAGTTTCCATTAAGTCTATACCGGCTTGTCCAGGTAAAGGTGGAAATGACATTGCAGGAAGTTCCTCTTGATATTTTTTACAAAACACTATCCTTTCCATTAACTTACCTCCGACCTTCCGTCACCTATGTCTTTACTGCTGACAACTCTCATGTCAGCACCGGTAATAGGATCTTTATCTTTTCTATTGTAAGGATCTGCTTGATCTTGCTCATATACTTCTAGTGCAATATTGCGACAAACTTGTTGAAACCATCTGTCTACAATCATTTCATCTGTATCGTCTTCTTTTTCTTTGTAACCTGCCTTAATAAGATTCAATACAAACTTATCATTCCAATCCATTTCAAAAGCACCGTTGTTTATATCATCAGGATTGACATCTACATTTAAAATAGATACCCAAGGCTCCCCGGCTCTAGTTGCTTTTTCTTTTTCACTAAGTTTCGGTGCTGATTTTTTCTTTTTGGGTTCGGGCTTTTTACCGAACATGTTTTTAATCTTGTCTAACATTTAAGTCCTCTCTATATACTTATCATGTAATTGGAAGGACGCAAGATTTTTTGCTTTAGACTCGCACATCATATCAGCCCATGATAGATGTTCGATGGCCCAATCATTAACAGCATTGTTCCAGTAGTAGTCAGAATGTGCCCTAAGTTTTTGTTTCTTGTGCCCTGACTCTAGTAGAGTATTCAGATCGGGCATTTGATCAAGGTTGTGTCCTGTAAGATAATCCTCACGTGATACTGAATAGTGAATGACAGGACGAACACCTCGCCAAGAATCAATTATACGTTTACATCTATCATCTGTTGGTAGAATATATTCTCCCTCTTTGACCCAGTGATGGTGTATGTCCAGTACGAGTGCAAGATGATCGGCGAGTTCGAGGCTTGCGTCAAGTCCCCATGACATTTCATCGTTTTCGATTGTGATTGTGTTGCGGGCCTCGGGAGAGAGTCTAGGTAAGATATCAATGATACCTTGGGGACCTCTACGTCCTGAGATGTGTACGTTGATTTTGAAGTCCTGAAATTGCTTACCGTAACCCATTGCCCTTGCCATATCCACATGATATTCAAACTCCTCTATACTATTATCGACAATACTGTCAGTTTCTGAAGCAAGGACAGTAAATTGACCTGGATGAAATGATAGTCTAACATTGTTTGCACGTGCAACTTCACCGATCGGCGCACATAGTTGCTCCATGCGATTGATAACATCAGCACGTTTGTAAAAATATGAGAACTCCGGATGTGTGTAACCAGTCATCATATCACTAGTTAGACGTACCATACGTAGTGATAGGGGAAGAGTAGCAACTTTAGATACAAGATTGTATGTATTAGTCAAGTTGCGTTCCATGACTTCCCACATCTTGTCTTCTGCTTTGTCAGGGTTATTACGCAACCACGTTAGTGTAGTGCCACCTGTATTGAGTCCCTCAGTAGAAACTAGTTGATCTTTGTCATTGATCTCAGACCATTTGCAGGCGAAACCTATGCGTTTAATATTATTATCTGTAAACATTGATAAATACTCTTATAAAGTGATGGATAAATAAACCTATGAGTGATATACGAAACATACTAGATATGATACAGGAAAATGAGAGTGATGTCAAGCCTCATTTACCCGAATCTAATCCTGGAGAAACGTCAGATTTCGTCAAAGGCAACGCAAGATTTGCCGCTCACGCCGAAGAAACATTAGAAGCAATGGTCGATAAATTCGAGGTAGAAACTTTACCCGAATTTTTACGTGACGAGGGTGTTGAAGTTCCAAATAGAGAAGTAGACGAAAATATCTCTGATAATAAATTACCAACAATTGATCAGGAAATGGATTCTTACTTTGGATCTAAGCCCGGTGAATTAGAAGAAGACGAATTAAACGAATATAAATGGCAACCACGTGCTGATGGTAGCACTAGAATAGAAGTTGCTAAAGTATATCAATGTAATCAATGTGATGGAGACGGTACAGTAGTTGATGAAACTGAAGACGATGCCGAAGTTGTTACATGTAGACAATGTTTAGGTACAGGTCACGTTGATGCTGAAGGTAATCCAGTAAGAATTGGATTTGGTCCTAGAGAAGATGAAGTCGTTACAGGTAGAGAAGAAGAATTAGAAACTGATGACACTATGTTTGAAGAACTAGGTAAAGATGGTAAAAAACCAGCAGTACCTTACAGCAAATCTACAGAAAAAGATTTAGCAGATAGAATGCTAAAAGCAACTCCCCCTAAGACAGACTCCAGAGATCATAACAAATCAGACGAAGGTGAGTGGGCTAGAGAACTTAGACACATCAAACAACTGGGCGGTCAGACTGGAAAAAAAGTTAAAGATGATGTCGATGAAGCAATCGATGCACCTACAAGAGTCATTAAAGATAAAGAATTAAACGATTACTTAGACAGAGTTCTGTCAAAAGATAAGAAGAAAACTGACAAGTACAAGTTGCCTTATGTGCATAGATCAAACGTTAAGAATTATATTCCGATTGTAGATCCAGAAGGAAAACGATTTGATTTAGATAAGTTGGCCGCAGACATTACTGAAAGACCCAAAACGTTACTTAAGCAAAACGAAAAGATGCAACATAGTGACGGTACAACTAGTATTTTCTACAACATCGGTCTTCCTGCTTTAACAGGATTAGGCTATGATGAAGAAAAGAAAGAGTTTGTAATTATTAATACATGCCCGGGAGCAGGCGAATGTAAGACATTCTGCTATGCATTAAAAGGCGGTTATGTACAATGGGCTCCAGTATCACTTAGTCAAACAAGAATTTTAAACTATCTGTATAATGATCCAAGTGGTTTCTTTGATCAATTAAATGCAGAAATTGATGAACAAAAACGTAAAGGTGATGCTAAACAAGAAAAACATAAAGTTACTGTACGTTGGCATGATGCAGGAGACTTTTTTTCTGATGAATACTTAGACTTAGCATACAAACTAGCCGCTACACACCCAACAGTAGACTTCTATGCATATACTAAACGAGCAGATGTATCGGGTGCTACTCAAAATAGACCACCTAACTTTATGATTAACTTCTCAATGGGTGCTAGAAAAGCAGAACAAAAACGTGTAGATTTCGGTATAGAAAAACATTCAACTGTAGTACCAAAAGACTTGTTTAGTGATCTACTTAAAAAAGACGGAAACAGATTAGTAAAAGGTCCTGATGGTGAATGGCAGTGGAACGATCAAAAAGATTTTGAAACGTTTAAAGAACGTATGGCTGCCAAATATTCTATCGATCCTAAATCAATTATCACTTATGATGAAATGATGAAGACACCATATGGTGGAGGCGGAGTAGGCGGCGGAGTAGCAGACGGTGATAGATCATTTAAAAGAGGGATTTATAACGTTATTGTCAAGCCGGGAGACGGAGACGATTCAGCCAATCGTGCTGATGTTTTAGGTACCTACTTGTTGATGCACTAATCCTGTACTACTTTAAGTAATTCTTCTAAAGTATAAAGTTCCTTCATATACTCAGATTTTTCTTTTAAAACAGTTTCGGGTAGGTCACCTTGTCTGCGTGTTGAGTGTACGACTTTAAAGTCTATATTATTAACTTGTTTAAATGTTTCAACCATTTCTTTAACACTGTAACCTTTTCCGTGTCCTAAACATTCAACTTTGTTTGCTGGTTTTTCAATTGCTGATTTAATACCCTCACAGACTTCATTCACGTGAATATAATCTCTCACGCATGTACCGTCGGGTGTATCATAGTCGTCACCAAAAATTGTAAAATGTCCTTTTTGTGGTGCTTGTAATAAGTTTGCCATTAGTCCATCTGGGTTAGTCGGACCATGACCGTCTACCCCTGCTACATTATAAAACCTAAAAATAGTAAAATCTTGTTTGTTGTGTTCAGTACAATACTCAATTACGACATCTTCTGCCGCTTTTTTAGACGTACCATATGGATCATTACAATACTCAGCAACACCTGTGGATGAGAATATAAAGTTCTTTGTTTTAATCTTAGCCAATACGTTCATCGTACCATTAAGGTTAGTGATGTAGTATTGAATAGGTACTTGTTTACTTTCGTTAACTCTGACTCTAGCCGCTAGATGAATGACTGTATCAAATTCTTCTGGAAACTCTCCAAAAGGATGATTGATGTCATGCTGTATAAACTGGCTCTCTTTAATCTCTGCTTTAGGAGGAAACAAATCTAATCCCCATACATCATAATCGTCTTTTAATTTGTTAATTAAATGAGAACCTATATAGCCCGAACATCCTGTTATTAATACTTTTTTCATAATTTTATCGCCAGTATAGTTAGTATTGCAATTAGCAATACGTTAGTAAGAAAGATGCCTATGGCTAATATTGTGTGATACCATATCCATCTAGTTTTGTATGCGTTCTCAATCGTTACTTCATCAGGATCTACGTCATCCTTCATCATGTCTATAACGACTGTTTCTTTTTTAATCTCTATTGGTTCTGGCTTCTTCCAGAATTTTGTAAACCATTCGCCCATTATAATCCTTCAAATAATTGTGCTGATTGTGTACTTGATACAGTTTCAGGTGGTTGAAAATATGGATCAGTTGTCAACCAAGTGTCAGTATCTGTGTAACATACTATGAACTTATGCCTATTAGTCAATACACTTCGTACATCATCAATACATATTGTACTTCTGTTCAGACTACTAATGTAATCTGCGTGACTTGTTGTGGTATGCTGTAATATACCTGCAGTCGAATTATTAGACTTTTTGCTAACAAAACTGTTAAAACAGTTTATCCACTTTTGAGCAATCAGTTGTTCTTGTGCATTATAATGAGCCAATGCACCTAACTTATAATAAGACTCTGCTGTAGGATATTCTTCATAAAGCACGGAGATAATATCTGCTACGTTACTTTTGTCTCCTACATAATAATACTTATCATCGAAATTCTTTAGCCAACGTTTTCCTTCGTATGCTACAGTAGGCAATTGAATATGTTGTTCTAAAAATGCAATACCATAACTCTCAACAGTACTTGGATTGAATGCTATCCTTGCACCAGTAATAAAGTTAACCTTTTCTTGTCCTATAATACCTGACTTAATTTCATAGTCTACGCCTAACTCTTTTAATCGTGCCTCAAACTTCTTAGCACCATTTGCGTTAGTCATAACTTTAGCAGGCAGTTTAGTCTGTTCAATAACTTTCAAAAAGTCTTCAGGACCTTTTCCTTCTTCCCATCTACCGATATAAAGTACACCTGTTCTTTCTTTGTGATGTTCTTCTAATAGACTAGGTTCGGGTAATGGTATAGGTAGATGTACTGCGTTAAGTTCTGAACTACCTAGTACCTGAGTGTTGAACTCACTTTGCGTACCAATAGTTGTGTTAGAGATTTGTCTTTGCAATCTCATAGAATGATTCACGTTGTCTAAGAAAGGATTCTTTGTATTCTCAAATAACTGACTTTCTAAATGTGTGTAGTTGATAATCTGAATACAATCTTCTAATCCGATCTCAGACATTAAACGTGAAGTTTCGTAAGTATTACAAACAATAGAATCATACAGATTAGACTCTAAGGCTTTGATCACTGAGTTCCTAAAGTTAATCATACGTTCTAAACAGTAACTATCGCCATACATGAAGATACCTTGGTGTTTAGAATAAGACAAAGGATTGTCTGTGTAGATAAATCTAGCACCGTCGTTCTGCAAAGTCTTAGTAAACTCTGTATGCTTGTCAAATTTGTCTGTAATGATATCAACTTTGATATTATTATCCTTCATTTGCTTTACGAAACTTAAAGCAAATTGTCCTATGCCCCCATGGGGAATAAGATGTTGATATGACATTAAGAATGCTATGCGTTTATTGTACATTTCTCTCCCACAACCAAGCACCGGCACCAAGATACTTAATCTTTTTGCCACCTGCTTTTTCTGTGTATTCGTCTTGTACGTCTACACCTATTCTGAAAAAGTCTCTGTCTGTTTTGCTAGGATTATCTGCAAGCCATAGTTGCTTTGCATCTAGCATTAAGTAATATCCATCATTAGCACTCATGTAACTATTATACTTCCTCTCAAAATCAATGTCAACATCTTTTATACCCAAAAAGGAAGGACCTTTCGATCCTTCATTATTTTCTCATATATTGTTTAGTATTGTTCGGCCCATATTTTTTATTCTAAATGTCCTGTACTCGGCTGGGAATTCCCGTCAGGTGTAATGTTTCCATTGCTTCAGTCTCCTCTATGTCAAAAGATGCAACAATTATATCACCGACGATATAAGATGTCAACTTAAATTATAGAATCTGTAGACTTTTTTTCCCAAACTAACTTTACACCTCTGCGATCAAGTTCATTTCTGCATTTTTGCTTGATTTTAGGTCTACCATTACTACTATTAATATAATCAATAAGTTCTTGCTTAGGAGTATTTTTAATATAGTAGTGAGTTGTAGTTGTTACTTTAGTACCTCTTTGTACTGTTTTTTGTGATGGTTTAAATTTAACTGGCATTATCCTTGACCTCTATTAATAGACATTGAACGTTTCTTTGCCTTATTCATTGTACTCATCGCAATCTTTACTCTGCGACCCCTTCCACCAACACCTGTTGATGTGCATTTTTTACCTGTACCGTTAATTAACGACTTGTTTATTTTTCTTCTACTTGCTTTAGCCATTCTTCCTTTTAGTTTGTATATTTATAATTAAATATGTGTTGTATTAAATTTCTACTGTAGTAGTAGGTTCCTCTATTTGAAGTAATCCAGACGGTGGATTGTTATGTCCAATCATGCTATCACTACTTCCAATAAATTCTTCTCGTTTTTCGTCCCAGTTTTTAAGGGCATCTTTAATACTTGCTTCGGCTAATACACTACAATGCAATTTAATTGCGGGGAGTTCTAGTGCGGTTGCTATGTCTCTGTCTTTGATTTGTTGTGCTTCTTCTACTGTCTTACCCATTAGCATTTCAACGAACATAGTTGAACTTGCTATTGCGGATCCACAGCCGTATGTTTTGAATTTGACATCAACAATTCTTTCGTCTTTATCTAACTTGAGTTGCAGTTTCATTACGTCTCCACATGCGGGTGCACCTGTCATTCCAGTTGCTACATCTGCATCATTTGGATCGAATCTTCCTACTGCGTGTTTTTCGGGATTTTTTAAAACGTCCTCGAACCGTTGTACTACTTTATCTGAATATGCCATATTGTTTTATCTATAATGTTTTTGAATTGTATCTATCTTCTCCTCTGCGTTTGCGATTGCTTCAATCTGTGATTCAACTGCTTGGACAACATCAGGATGCTCTCCGATACCTGCAGGGTTATCAATGTATACTTGAATGTTGGCTTTTGCCATTGCAATTTCGCCTTCAAGTTTTTTAATTAATGCTTCTAATAGATGATTCATTGCTGTTTTCCTTTATACATCACTATTTATCATGTAATCCATTGATTTACAAGAAATTAATGATTCTCATTTGCCTATTGCGTTACCATATATATGAACGTGTACTCTACTTGTATAAAAGTACCCTCGTCTAATGGCTTCGTCTGCAATTGTTGCTTCTGTTTGTACTAAGCCTTCATATGTTCCACCTACTCCCATAATCCATACGGGATAATTACATCCTGCTTCTCTGAACAGTTTAGTATATTCTTCTACTTCACGCCAACTCTCGTCTGTACCATTGACAACATACTTTAGTTGACCTACAGGACTAACTTCAGCATATCTACCTACTACTTCAGGCTTGATTGCTTTCTTAGATTGTTCACCTGCTGTTGACCATAGTTTAGGACTGATCGACCAATACCATTCTCTTCCTACCCAACCTGAGTAATTACAATGTACCCAATTAGCAAATTCATCTGTGATAGGTTTAGTGCCGTTAGTTTCCACAGTTACATTCATTGGCATGTTATCTCTACGTTTGAACTCGTCTATAACTTGCATCATGCCTGGTTGTGTGTTCTTAAGCATTGGCTCGCCACCTGTGAATACCATATGTGCTTCTTGTTGTGTAGCAGGG